ACCGAGAACAAGCCTGTTTATTTGGATTGGGAGCAAGTCGCTGCGGTTGTTCGTGTATATTCTGACGAGTGTGAGCAAGAAGTAGAGCGTTAGTGACTTTAGTGATAAAAGTGAGTGTTGTTGCAGAAAGTCTTTTCAAATTGAGAGGTTTTTGAGTTTTCATTTTTCACTATTTGGTGAGTTTAGTGAATAATCGAGGTTATTTCCCTATAAGTCCTCTATATAGAGCGTCCTATAAGGAGAGTTTATAGGAAAACGGCTCGATTTATCACTTTTCTCACTAAGGAGGTTTCTATGGAAGGAGATAAAAGAAAAGCTCTGTTACCTCATGTTCGGCTGAAAGCGTTAGGTATGAGCCGAAAGGATTTCCTAATTTTCATGGAGATCAGAGGGTACAAAATGAGCTATGCGACTTTATGCTCTGCCTTGAACAACTGGCATAGTGTTATGCCAAAGGTCAGACAGGCAATCGAAACGACTCTTGACGAATTGGAGGTAAAACAGCATGGCAGATGAAATGCAAGTGAAAAAGCGTACCCGGCCTGACCGGAAAGAAGCCCTGAGTGTTCAGTCTGAGCCGGGAGACAATCGGAAATATTTGGAACACTCTATGGCTATGTTGGATTGGCCTGATGTGAGCATGAGGGAACCGGAACAGGTCAAGGTAAGGATTGGTCAGTATTTCCAGTTGTGTGCAGATGATGATATGAAGCCGAGTGTTGCAGGAATGGCTTTGGCCTTTGGCGTGGATAGAACGACTTTATGGAAATGGGCGAATGGAGTGGATAGTGCCTATGTTCCCGCCGAGAGTCGCAACCTCATTAAAAAGGCGTATCAAGTTTTGAACGCACAGATGGAAAACTATATGCAGAACGGCAAGATCAACCCCGTTGCCGGTATCTTCCTCATGAAGAACAACATGGGCTATGTGGACAAGCAGGAGGTCGTGTTGACACCCAACCAGCAGCTCGGAGATCAGGTTCCCGCCGAGGACTTGGAGAAGAAGTACCTCGAAGATGTGGCGGGTGCGTCCAGCGACTATGACCCGGAAGACTGAGCGACTTTCACGACTTTTGCGACTATGGCTTACGACTATGCCGAGCGACTTTGCGACTTTCGCCCGAACGACTTTGCGACTTTCCGGCGAGGGTCTGCGACTATGACAGAGCTGCCGATCTCCCTCATGAGGTCGGCGGCTTTTCCTTTCCCCGGCTGATCGGCGGCGGGTTTCACCAGGGCGGCGTGGGCGCTGCCGGGGTTCCGGCCTGATCGCGGCGGCGTTTTTCGCCCTTTATAATGTATAGTGCAAAAAAGTGTAGTTTTTCGGACGGTTGCGGGTATCAATAAAAAACTTGAAAAAATATCAATAAAACGCTTGACAATCAATAAAACGCTTGATATAATCCAATCATCAATAAAACACTTGATGACAGGGGCAACCCACCGACAGCCCGACAGGGCAGAAAAGGAGAGTATAAAATGGACGAATATATTAAACAGGCTACCGATTTTTTGCAAAAGACTTATTCCAAAATGAAAATTGAATACGTGGGGCTTGCAGTCAATAAAGAATGGAAAGAAAAAGAAAAGCGTTGTTTATACGAAATTACTTTGACTTCTCCCCGCGGTTCCATGACCTTTGATTTTTGGGATAGTATCCGAAACACCAGAATTAGAACCATGCCTTTTGATGCTTACAATGTGCAGGCAAACAAAGAGCTTGCAGCCAAAAAGAAAGCCGCTGTACCGTCTGTTTATGATGTTTTGGCCTGCCTGCAAAAATGTGATCCCGGCACATTTGAAAATTTTTGCTCGGATTATGGTTATGACGAGGATAGCCGTACCGCTATACGGGTTTATCTTGCAGTGCAAAACGAATATACACAGCTTACAAGGCTTTTCACGCCTGAACAGATGGAAGAATTAGCAGAAATCAATTAACAGAGGTGTTACACATGAGGAAATACAAGTTGAAAGAGCTGCGGGAGCTTGTGCGGCTCGGAGTGGCTGAGGATTACACCAATAAGCCGAGCGAGTATATTTACACGCTGCGCAGGCTTGAAAAGGTGGGCTATTCTACGGGCGTTTACGGTATCAATGGCGGATTGATCGAAGATACCGAAACCGGGCAGTTATATGCCATTATCGGGCGTTGCTCTAATCTGTTTATTTTGTTTTAAGGGGGGTTATATCATGGTTAAGTATGATAATTGCAAGAATTGTGTGAGCCATTGTGAACACGCCGGAAAAGATCGGGAATTTATTTGTCCCGGTGGAAAGTCCTGCAAGGTGCTTTACACGCCCGAAAGAGTAGCGAAAGCGGCGGCGGATTTCGTAGGGGCTATAAAGCTCATAGCCACCAAGCCGGACAACCTTGACAACCTCGAAAGCTATCTTTCTCACCATTTCCCGGAATGGGTCAGCAGATGGGCAAATAGCCCGGAAGACCTCGCCGCAGAGATGAAGGAATTTGCGAGAATGGAAATATAAAGGCGGTGGAAGCGTGTATATTGTATTGTTAATTCTCCTGCTGCCGGTGCAAATCCTGATTGAAATACTGAAATTAAACAAATGAGAGGGCGTTATTATGTGGGTCTACATGGAATACTATCAACATAAGGCAAGCGGGTTATATTATGTAATTCGCTATCGTGATAATACGGAATTATCTACAACGCCATTTGGTTTTAAATCTGAAAGCACAGCGATAAATTATATAACGGCACACGGATTAATTCCGCATAAGATCAATGATAGATAATAGGCCGCCCCGGTGCTATTCCGGGGCGGTTGTTTTTATGCTTTATCCGTAAAGGCGTTTTACAGGCGTTTTACGGGCTTTTGCTGTTTGGCGGTATACTGATACTACCGCCTATATTAAATGCCGTGTGTGGCGTTTTAATGGGGTTTACGGCGGTGTTATGATGTGGAGTGTTAGGGCGGTGTATAGCTGCCCTGTTTTTTTTGCGCTTTTCGGCCTGATCTGGGCGGCGTGAATGGGTGACAGGGGCGGGGGATATGCCAGCGGCGGCGAGGGCGGGGTGAGCTGAAAAATACCCGTAAAAAATAAAAAGGTCAATTTCAAGAAAACGCTTGACAATAAAACGCTTGATATGTATAATAAAGCCGAGGTGATAAACATGAGAGGTCGAGAAATCCTGAAAGAGATCATGGCTTCCAAGTCTCTTTCCAACGCTGAACTCGCAAAAAGACTCAATGTCTCTAACGCTACGATTTGGGAGCGTCTGAACAACAAAAATGTCAAGGACATTCCCGTGTCCCTGCTGACCACTATGCTCAGAGCGATGGATTACAAGGTCATCGTTGTTCCTGCCAATACCCGTCTGCCGGAAGGAGGTTTTGAAGTTGAATGACGCATACAAGCTCGTTCCTCACGGCGAGGTCATCAAGAAAGACAGCACCGTGGTCATTCCGTCCATCTTCATGTTCAAGGGCGGAGCGGGAGAGTGCTATCCCTTCCTGAAAATGTGTGGGGACAATAACTGCATTGTTCACTTCAAAAACGAAAATCTGACCATTTACCCCGATCGGCAAGATGACAGCGTATCCCTGAAACTTCTCATTTATCTTGCGATTGCAGGAAGTCATGAGTTTGGCGATGACTTCATTCGATACCTTAACAACATGGAGAAAATGTCGTGGGAAGCGGTGAGCGTTCAATGAAATACTTCCTTGGTCGTGTGTCCAGCAAGGAACAGAACCTTGCTCGGCAGCTCAAGGTCGCTCGTGAGAAGTTCGATATTCCTGACGAGAATGTGTACTGCGACAAGATCACGGGAAGCAGCTTTGACCGTCCTCAGTACAATGCTCTGAAAGCCATTGTGCAGGAAGGTGATGAAGTCATCGTTAAGGAGTTCGACCGCTTTGGGCGCAATAAGGACGAAATGAAGCGAGAACTGGAATGGTTCAAGCAGAAGGGCGTGATCGTCCGTATCCTCGACATTCCGACCACGTTGATTGACTTCAAAGACCAGACATGGGTGCTGGAAATGGTCAACAACATTCTGATTGAAGTCCTCGGTGCTGTTGCCGAGCAGGAGCGTAAGAAGACCAAGCAGCGGCAGGCTGAGGGCATCGCCGCTATGCCGGTTGTCGATGGCAAGCGGGTGTCGGTGAAGACCGGCAGAGGGTTCGGCGGA